TCCCGGGACTGTTCCAGCCATAGATACCGTTGCCGTTATCGATCCGTACCCCCAAGAACGGGTATCTCCCGCCCGGGGCGTTAAATACGACCCCCGTGCCCTCCCTGTACAACACTTTCTCTACCCCCATGTCATAAAAATAGGGGCCGAATCCCTCAAAGAAGACACCTCCCCATGAGCTACGGTCTCCGAACTGGCCGGCGAACTGCGTGGTCTTCCCGATGGTCAGCATTCTCGGGAACGTTATCTGGGTACGATCCGAGACGGACGTATCCACGATCAGTGACCCGTTCGTGATGGTGAAGTTTCCGATCCTTGCCAAGTTCGCAAAGATCTCCTCCACGTCAATCTCCGAGGCTGCTATCTTCCGTGCCATCAGCAAATCGGTCGCCACGCTGGAGAAGTTCGCCCCGAAGGTGTCCCAATAGGCGGTATTGGTCGGATGTTTCCCCTTGAAGGTAGGCTCGTTATCATCCACCTTAGCCACATAATACGAGCGGGTGCCATCGCTATTCTTGATCGATACGATATCGGTAATCTTGGAGCTGGCGTTATAGGTAGCGCTTGAGTCGTAATCGCCACGGTAGGTGCAGCGGGGGCCACGATCGCCACGGGGACCGGGATCGCCGTCTTTCCCGTCCTCGCCATCCGTGCCGTCTATCCCGTCCTTTCCCGGTTTGCCTTCCTCTCCCTTGATCTTGGATACGCTCCATGCGCTCCATACCCCGTTTCTCTTGGTGCTGGTGGCCATCCAGATCGTGTCCGTACTTTGGGTGTCGCTCCACTGGGTATTGGTATTAGGATGACCGTTTGGGGCCGACGGGTTCGCTACGGATGAGAACTCCACGTCGAAATCGGCCGTGTCCGTCATTTGCCTCGGGGTCGTCCACGCCGCTTGCTGTGGATCCTTCCCGTCTGACGAGAAGATCCGGGTGGAGGCCCACAAGATAGCCTCACCGGACGGGATTCCGTCGCTCCATCCCTCCGTGGTCGGTAACGGGGAGGCGTACGAGCCGCCAACGGGGACGGCGGGCGTGGCGTTCGTGCGGATGAACACCGTGCTCTTGAAACTGTTCGAGCCTTTCGCCACGAGTTTTTTCCAGTGCCTCGTGTCATCGGGGGTTATTCCGGGCGTGGTTTGGGATATACACTTATACACGTTACCATCGTAAGATACCTTGTCGCCGGGGTAATAGACGGACTTATCGGAGTAAGCGCCCCGATCCACCTCCGGATAATCGATCTCGCCGGAGGGCGATTGGTAGATACTGCCTTTCAACACGAGACCGTCTCGCTGATCGTATGAGAGGAAGGCGTTATTATCTCCGATCCGGAACGCCTTGGAGAGCATGTCCCAGTATTGCGTGCCGTCCGTGTTGATGATCTTGTTCAGCCGCATCCAGCCCGGGCCGATCTCGCTGAAGCCGTAAAGCGTGGAGAAACTGCGCTGGCCGTCCACCTCTGTACTCAAGGCCCCGCAAAGGAGATTGTAATACGAGCCGTCGTCCAAGTCCCTCGGCTCCTTGCTCAACAAGAACGTGCCCGCCGATCCCGACTTGGCGCAGCGGGCGTATAGATACATGGCCTCCGTGTCATCCCCCAAATAGGGAGACGTATAGGCCGCCATGTTCCAGTATTTGTACTCGGTCACCTTGTGGGAGGGTGCGAGCGAGTCTATCCCCAATGTCATGTGCTGCAAGATCCCGGAGGGGGTGGTAAGCGTACGTCTCTGCCCGTCATACGTGAAGGCATGATCCACCTCGGTGACCGCCTGTCCGTCCTCCGTGGGAATACGGTTGACGAAACGGAACTGCAACGACTCATGTCCCACCAATACCGACATGGTGCGAAGCCACGACATCGCCTGCCCCTTGCCGTAATCCTTGAACGCTTTCTCCAGCATCCCCTGCATCTCCACCGCGTCACGCCAACGGCGAAGGGTGAACGATACGGCCTGCTTGTGTCGTGTCTCGTTCGTCACCTCCTCGCTCTCCAGCTTTCCCAGCTCATCGGACAGGAAACCGCCTACCGGCGTGTTGGATAGCTCAAGCTCCGGGCTGTGGGGCCTATTGATGTAATCCCTCACCCCGGTGATCCGGATCAGGATGCCGTTCGGCTGGAATTGCGGGTCGCTGAAATCGACATAACCGCCGGGTACCAACTTGGCGCCGATCGCCAGCCAATTCTTCTTGGCCCATATGCCGTCCAGCTCTCCGCCGAACGTGAATTGCCGCTCCTCACGCTCGTAAAGGCAGCGTACCGCCTCCCGGAACATCTCCCAGCTCGCCCCGGTCTTGGTGGCGTTGTCGCACACGTAGGCGGTGGGAAGGGAGATATTGAAGACGGCGTACTTGTCGCCGACCTCCGGATACAGGGAGGCGTTCGGCAGCGTCATGCCATCCTGCTCGGACGAGACGATCTCGAACTTACGGCCGTCATGTACGTACTTTACGTCGAACTCACGGCCCGCAAGACGGCCTGTCTGGAAGATCACGGTCATGGTCTGGCCGGCGATCAGGCAATCCTCGAAATTAAGGTTATCAGGAATTGACGAGTCGTAGAAATCATAGAACGTGACATCGTTCCCGTCCGTGTCCTCGCCCGGCTCCGTGTCGGTCTCGCTCACCGTACCGACCCGGGATGGATATATATCGCTGGCGTCGTAGCTGTCCTCATTATAAGAGGAAAGGGGCTTGTCCGCGCGAGTGACATACATCCCGTCCTTGTCGGTCTTGTAGCGTCTGCCTTGGTAGGAAAGCTCCTGCGACTTGGGGAGCAGCAAGGTCTGGCTTCCGTAGGCCGAATAATCGATATTCCGCTCGCCACCTTGCACGTAAAGGATCTCCACGGGGAGGTTGTCGCCTTGGTTCGCACGACCTACACCGGGAAGGAATCCGTTACCTTTTCCGTAGGATAGCTTTAGAGGAGCGTCCTTGTAATACTCCACCTTGCGGAGGTTGATAGTTTTGCCCACGATCTCGAACTCCGTGTCGAACTCCTCGGCCAAACGCCCCAATACAGCCCAGCATTTCTCATGGTTGAACGACAACAGTTTCTCCGGGGCCTCGATCACCGTGCCGACCGTCCAGCCGGAATCATAGAGATTGAGGTTGTCCACCAGCAGCTCCACGAACATCCTCGGCGTGGCCGTCATGACGAACTTGAGCTTGTACGGCTTGTCGGACAACAGCTTGTACTTATATTTTTTCAGGATCTCCTCGTTGCCGCCGAAGGTGACGGTATAGTCGAATACCCTCGTGCCCTCCTTCTTGAAATCCGAAGGGTACCACAGCGTGTACCTTTCCCCCTGGTACTCGATATACGTCCCGGTGGGCAGCTCCACGTGATCCACTAGGGAGTAACGCAGCTCCACCTTCTTCGCTTGCGCTATCGCCCGGTAACGATAGCTGTCATCGTCCACCGGGATGTCAAGCAATACCTCGCCCGTCTTATCATAGATACGCATCTCGAACGGTATTTAAAGGGTGTTCGAGACGCTTTCGGGCATACCCAGCAAGGCACGTACCCTCGCCTTGCAGTCGTTACGGTAACGTTCCAGACAGGCGAACTCGGCCTCAAACTCGGCCTTTCTCTCATTATCCGAGCTCAATTTATTCAGCGTTATCGCCTCTACCCGATCGGCGGAATACTCTCTCCGGATCAATCCGGACACGAGACTGTCATAACTTGCGGAAGTAGCCTCGACCAGCGTGCCGCCATCCTCGCACGTGCCGGTATAGGCGTAAGCCGTGCAAGGCTCCGGTTCCGGTTCGCCCCCGTGGCCCTCCGGAACGTGGTTCTCCAAGACCTCCTCGTTCAGGTATAGCAGGTAATGGTTGTCATCGTATTTTACGAATGTCTTTCTCTCCGTGTAAATCGCTCTTGTCTCCATATATTTAAATGTTTTTTAGCCGACCCGGAAGGATCGGCCAAGAGCGATCCCAACGGGTCAAGTGAACCTGAAAAATTTCTTACCGAACTTGTTGGTGAGCACCTTTATCACGGTATCCACCGGCAAGTCCTCGTGAGAGAAGTCCGTGAGCGCCTGATCAATCAAGACGGCGGAACCGGTGAAAGCGTAACGCTCCTCGCCTTTCCATCGGAAACGTATGGCGAGGCACTTCTTTGGCGTGCCGTCCTCGTTTCTCTCGATCTTGCTATCCTCGATTTTATAATCAATCAACTCTATGAGTTTATCATCCTCCGGCCCTCGTTTATCCTCCGGTATCCGGGTATCATAAAGTATATCCTCGAATCTCATTTTCCGGTCGGCCGGGAGATCCTCCCACGGACTTTTTTTATTCCTTATCACCTGTCCCAGTCTTTTCCTTGGTGTTTCCATTCCTAATTTATTTAATAGATTACTCGTATCAGCGTGTTGGATGAAGCCTATACGGGAAGAGGCCCTCTTCCTTATCTCCTCGTCCGGCAAACCCTTCTTTCTCAATCTAGCTATCTGGCGGCAGAGAGCCACCTTGTTACGTTTCCGGACACGGACGTGATCCGGGAAATGCACGTATCCCCCCGTATCGACACCGTCCGTCACGTGCCCGATCTTCCATCTCGGGTTAAGACCGATCCTAAGCTCGTTAGCGTAATAAAGACCGATCCACTCGATGACAAGGTGCAAGAATACGGTGTCCTCATGCAGTATCAGGACATCATCGGCGAGACGGTAGCAGAAATCCAGACGGTTCAGATATCCCTTGAACCTGTCCGAGAGATATTGGATCCCTTTGGATAACTCCTCATAATCATGTTCTGTTTTGGCCGTCGCGATACTTTCCTCGATATATCTTTTCGTGTAGTACTCAACCAAAGCCGGGCATTCCCCGACATGGAAGCACCGCTTCAAATCGTGATCGAAAAGATAAAGATAGACAAGCGAGAAGAACTGCGCCAGCTTCGTGCCGGGAAACATACCGGTATCCCCCTCGACGCTATCGATGATCTCATCAAGCCTTCGCAATAAATGATTATCCTTGATACGTGTCCTGAGCTGGCTTTTCAGTACAGGGTGATTGACGGTCGGATAGAAGTGGTGGATATCGCACAGGAGATAGTCGGTGGTACGTTCCGGATATTTTCTCAGGACCTTCCGGATCATCCTCATGTAGGCGTGGGGACCGCGTCCTCTCACCCCTCCGTAGGTATACGCGGAGAAGGATCTCGTAAAATAATCCTCCACCTCATTGAGCATCGCCCAGTGCTGGACATGATCCGGGAAAGGGAGCATCCCGATAAGACGTTTTTTCGGCTCATGGACGGTCATGAAACGATACGGGGAGGTTACGAACGTCCCGTTTTCAAAAGAGTATAGGAGATCGGAAAGGTTCTTTTCCAAGTCCGCCTCGAACTTTATTATGGCCTTTTTGCCATGCTTGTTCTTGCTGGCATGATCAAAAGCCTTGTAATAGTTTTCTTTCCGGGCTATATCCCCGGAAAAGTCACCTTTTCTCCTCATGGTGTCCCAAGTGTCTTTTAGTGTCCAGTGTCTGCAATCGCCATCGGGTCATGAGCCGTCGGTTTATCAACCTACCGGGACTATACCCTTAGCCTTGATTTTTTGTCCAGTGACAGGGTCTCTCCTCCACTTCTTCTTACTGAATAAATCAGCGGCGTATCCTAGGGGCGACGACCAGCTCACGTGAGCATTCGAGACCCCATTGCTACCATAGAGGCACGCTAAGCCAGCATTAGCACCGTTGCTCGCATGACCACGACGGAACGGACAGCGAAGGCCGGATGTAGCGTTGTCGTTATACCAACCGTCGCAATAATAGGTGCTGGAGCTGCCGGAGGCGACAGTCGGGGCAGAGCATAGATTCTGCATACTGAGCTCAGTGATATATTTCCAGCCACTGGGATCGTTCTTAGGAACCTTCGCGGCCTTTATCAGACCCTCGATCGAGTTGATGTTGAAAGCCGAGTAAAGGGACGGGGCGACATAATAATCTCCGCTACCGTCGGACAGCTTGTTTATCAAAGCACCACGCTCGATCAGACCGATATGCCCGTAGAAGTTCTTCAAGCCTAGGAAGCAAGGAACGTGCGCTTGGTGGACGGTACCACCGTCCGAGCCCTTCACGGCGTAGTCGCTCACGCCGACCGAGTCCCCCAACTCGATCCCTACGCTCGTCGGAATAATCGGATAACCACCGTTATGGCTCGACCAAGGATCCCAAGACCATTCCGTAACTCCCTTACCGGTACCGCCCTGATATAGGCCATTGGAGTCCTTTACCGGGTTCAACGCGGACTGGCAATCACGGGTACCCATGATAAGGCGGTAGAGATAACCGACGACGCTGTTCGCGACGAACCAGCCGGATTCCCAGCCCTCACCCTTCTTGCGGGCGGCCGTGCCGAAAGCCGCGGCGTTCATGTTCGTGGCAACCATGCCTAGCTGCGTGTTGTGCTTCCCGTCCCTCGTCGCGTCGTTGTTCCCGCCACGATAACGGGGATCGTCACTGACGACGGAGACCAACGTGCCGCTCGTACGGTCCATGACGCCGGCTCCCAAGGCCGACGTACCCCCGGCCGGGATGTAATAGTTCAAATGACCCTCGATCGGGGTCGGGCTGACAGCCTCGTAATAATAGGTGGAGTCAACCCACCAAGAGTAGTAGTGGGCGTTCCAGCACCACAGGTAATCGCCCATCGTGCCGTCCAAGGCAGCGGGACTGCCGTCGGCGAAACGACGGTGGTTCGTCGGGTCAAGCTTACGCCGGCTACGGTCAACGGACACGAGGTAGCAGCCCAGACCGATCACGGAGGGAAGATCCCGCAGGAAATCGATATTACCGTAAGCCTCGCCGACTGGCGTGCCCTGACCACGTTTCCAGCGACGGATAGCGACGTGCTTGTTCACGATCGATACCGCGTCGGCGAAAGGGATCTTAACCGACTCGCCCGTTTCCTTGGACACTCCCTCGATCAAATACTTGGAGGGCTGGTTCGTGTCGGCCAAGGGCAGCTGGTCGATTGTCTTGCCGTTATCGAAGGCCGTGATGATAGCGCGTACCTTCTCCTCCTCTGCTGTTGTTAATGACATGATTCTGTATATTAAAATGTTAGACAATTATACCTTTCGTATCCGGCTACCGGATAAAAATCTCATCACGCTACCGGCCTTACGAATGACCGGGGCAGTAACCTCAATGACTATCGTTTGGGACAACGAGGTGTTATGCGACGGGATAACGTGGATCGTGGCCGTGCCGGTCTTACGGACAGTCAAGTTTCCACGTGGGTCCACGTACAACGCATCACCGGAATAAAACGCCTGTTGAAATATCACATTAGGTAATACATAAGCTGGAAAAAGACTCACGGCTATCTTCTGGGCGACGGCATTCCCTAACGTTATCCTCTTGACATATTTCAGCTCCATACGGGTAGGGGCAAGAAGCGCTTGACTCATCAACGATTGCTCGGCCGCTTTCATGGAAGCGATCTGCGCATTGCCCTCGGAAATCATCGCCTCAGCCTCGACAGCGGCAGCCAAAGCCTCATCAGATGCTCGACCGGCCAAATCAGCCTGTTTCCCAGCCTCCAACGCTTTAGCGTTAGCCAAACCCGCAGCAGAGATAGCGTTCCTCGTGGCCTCGATAGCCTTATTCGCCTCCGCAAGGGCGGTCTTGGCCGCTTCCGTTGCCTGCGTACCACGGGCGATACATTTCCACCAAGCCGTATCGGTCAAGGGGTGGTTCTTGTTTCCGTCCTTGACACAGAGGTAGCAGCTATCATCCGTGACGACGAAATCGAAGGTGTTGTACGTACTCGCCGTGGCATAAACGCCCTTATCGACGAACGCCACCTTCCCCAATACTATCTGACTCATTATAATTCCTCCTTCCTTTTTTTGGTCATACGTTCAAATACAGCTCACCGGTCTCTTGGTTGAGCTTGACAAGGTTTGGTGACACCTCGTCCTCGTAGGACATCACCAGCGTCATGTCGGCGGGGTTGATCGTGAAGGTCGGGTACAAGACGCCTCCCTTAGCGAGGATGCCCGTATCGACATACCTGTCCCCATCCAGATCCCATTTCCACCAGTTGCCGTTATCGCCAACCTTCCACGGGTGGTCGGCCAGCTCTTGCGCGCGGTCACCCTGTGTCTTGGCGAAGTTACCCTGCGTGTTGGCGTAAGAAGCTTTCTCATTCGCCAATTTCGCCGCGTCATTTGCGTTTTTAGTTGCGATTTCGGTATCTTCCTTGATCTTCTCTAACCCATCGTGAGCGGCATTAGCGTTAGCCGCGGCTTTATTGGCTAAATCAGCTGCGGTATTAGCCTTACCGGTTGCGGTATTGGCGTTCCCTGTCGCGGTGATGGCGTTCGCCGTGGCCGTATTGGCCTTAGCCGTGGCCGCCTCGGCGTTCAGCTTGGCGGTGTTGGCGTTGGAGGCCGCCGTATTAGCCGCCTTGGTAGCGGCACGGGCGTTGGAGATCTCCGTGAGCATGTTCTCGTAAGCCGTCTGGATGGTTCCGAGGCTCACCTTCACGCTGGTTTGTATGCCGTCTATGATCTTGCAACCGATCGTGTACAGACCGGTAAGGCTGTCAGCCAGCGTGAGTTCTGATATTTTCTTTTTCTTAATCGGCATATATGTTCAAGTCTATGTAATACTCCCCGTCCTCCGTGACCACCAGTTCCCCGGCCTCGGTAGCCAGCAGGTAATCGATACCATCCATCCGGAACACCGTGAACTCCAGCGTGAGGTTGAATGTCACCACCACACGCCCCCGGAGGCTCTCAAGCTTCCATCCGGATGTCCTCTTGTAGTAGCAGGGGTATTCCTCCACGTTGTAATCCACGTACAGCGAACGCTCGCCCGGCTGGATCAAGGCATCCAACAGAGCGTCGTAACAACTCCATAATGTCGTCATTGAGCCAGCGATGAGACAGCATTTAAGAGTGACTTCCTTGCTATTATACACCACCTTGCCGGCATCGTAAATCTTACCGTCAACGTCCAGTACCGTACGGGACAGGTTAGTCTTCACGGTCGGAGATCTCATGATCTCGTCCCGGCCCTCCGTCACCATCACGCCGTATCGATCCAAGGGTACGCCGTCAAGCTCGTACTCGGAGAGTGGGACGTACCGGCCTCCACCCTCCGGGATCGCCACGGGCGAGGGTCTTACGGGCTGATCCTCGGCGAACCGTAACGTGAGGGCCTCCAACGTGTCCCAATCCTCATATGCCGGGCTCTGGATGAGTCGCAAGCTCCACTCCCTGCCCAGCGAGGGGATACGGAAGAGGTGATACCCGGACTTCGATAGGTGCTCGACGAGAGCGCCGGCGGATCTTCCGTCCACGTCGCGGACGAACGTGATGTTGAGCTCCCGTGGTTTCAAGGTGGGCTTTTCCAAGTCCGGCTCTATGCCGTCCTCGTCCGGCCAGTCGTTCCTATCCGGTTCCACCAGCTCGGGGAACGAGAGAAGGCCGTCGTAACCTCCCTCCGTGATCCATACGCCGAAATCGGTGTAGGCGTCCTTGCCGTCTATGTATAACTCACCCCTCATAATATCACCACGGTATTATCCTTGTTTATCTCAACCTCTCCTCCTATATTCACCAGCAGGATCACGGCGTAGTCGCTCGCCACGACCCTAGCCTTGCCGCCGTGCATGAGGATCACCTTGTGAACACGCTCGTTATCGTCTATCGTTATCACCGCATCCGTATCACCTATCACGGCGATATTGCCGGGATTGGTTACGTCCACGTGGCCGGAGTCAACGTACACCCCGTAGGGCATCACGTGACTGGCCATGCCACGGAACATGTCTAGCGACGGGAAATCATTCTCCGCACAAAACTCACGCCCCTGCGGGCTGAAGAACAGCCACACGAGGCTTCTCCAGTCCGTCACCCCGTTAGAACCACTGCATGCCCCGAGCGAGAGGGCCGATTTGATTATGTCGTTAACCGTCTCCATCATTATCTTGATCTCATTAATATACCCTTGTCGTTAATAGTCTTTATACCGGAGGCCGCCGACTTGGTATTCGCCTCTATCTTCTCGGATAGGGCCTCTATACGTCCGGAGATCTCCGCTACCTTGGCCGTGTTCTCCGACACCTTCCCAGACAGGTCCTTGATCGCCTCCACGTTCTTCCAGCCCCTTGTCTGGAGGTCGTAGATGAAGCGCATCTGGTCGGCTATACCCGTCACTTGCACCAACGTCCTATCTAAAAATATAAGTTGGGTCGACATCTTACCGTCTATGACGTCCGCAGAGTCCTGAGAGATGGAACCAACGCCCTTGGACGAGGCCGTACGCCCGTCGTCCTCCTCTACCGCATTACCGGTATTGAAATATTTGTCGGCCCAACCAAACTTACGGTCGAGGTCGTCGGCCAGCTCCTGCGCCTTCCGATCCAGATAATCCTGTTCCCAGTCGCTGATATAATCGTCGGACCAGAACTCGAGCAGCTTCTCCCGGATCTCTTTCATGGGATCGGACGCGGCGGCCTTGATCGACTCCGTGACCATGTTCCTTATCATCTTCCTCACGAGATCCTTAGCTGATTGGGCCTTGTCTTCCCCAGCTGACCATGCCTCGGCGTAAGCGTTGGCGAAATCGTCGATCGCAGATTTTATGTCACTACCGAAAATGGCGTCCTTGCCGGCCTCCTTGTTATCCGCTATGGTATTATTGATCTCGTCTATCTGGTCCCGCCACTCCTTGATACGGTCATTGTCGGTTTTCTTCTTGTCCTCCTCCTCCTTGATCTGGTTTTGGATAAGCACTTTTTGCTGTTCCAATAGCTTATTCTGCTGGTCGATAAGCTTGGAGGCATCCTTGGAATAGGCTTTCTCGATGGACCTGCCCAGCTTGTCGTACGACTTGTCCAACGTGTCGATCTGATCCTGCAAACGCTGGATACGACTCTCGTTCTTCTTGTCATGGATCTTGGCGATAGAAGAGGCAAGGGATGTGACCACCCCGATAGCGGCACCGGCGGACGCACCGATCGGCCCGAACATCGCGCCGGCTTTCGCC